TTGTAAAGTTGTTGTGCAAATGCGTAAATAGAGGTACACTTCGTTTCGCAATTTGATAAAAATTGTCTAAACAATCAACTTATGAAAGATAAACATGCTGGAAAAACTAAGTGAAACGCTAATTTCAATCGACAGCTCGCTGAAACGCCTAGTGCAGATCGCTGAAACGCAGAACACTGCAACAGAAGAACTGGGCGCACCTAAAGCTGAGTTCACGATCAAGGGCACACGCACTCGGGCAAAAGCTGAGAAGTCTGAGCCTGCAGCCGCCACCGCTGCCGCACCTGCAACAGAGCCTGCATCTACGTCTGTGTTTGAACTGGCAGAAGGTGACCCAGTGGGCACCCGCTACTTCATTATTGACAAGCACAACTCGGTAGCGCGTGTGTTACCAGGTGAGAACGTACCGTCGATCAGCGGCATGGTCGAGGTCGGTGGCAATGCATATCTGCACGCTAAGGCAGAACAAGCAAAAAAGTCAGCAACGGCACAGCCCCAAGCAACGGTCGCACAGACCGCAGCCTCTGCCGCATCAACGACTGCTGGTGCATCGACTGCCTCATCAACAGGGGCAAACGTATCGTTTCAACAGGTTGTGGATGCGTTGATGAAGCTCGCGCAAGACCCGCGTGATGGTATGGGTCGCCCTGCTGTCACAACATTCTTGGCCAAGCACCTGCCAAACGAGTCAAAGCCCCGCGTCCCAGTGCTTGAGTCTTTGGGTAAAAACGCAGAACTCTTGACCGAAGTCGAGCAGTTGTTGATCCCTGTCGCTGCCAGCGCAGTTGCTGACGACATTTTTGGTTGATTGACAGCTAAATGAGCTACCACGCCAAGTTGTCGCCGTCCAGTGCTCACCGCTGGACTGAATGCACAGCCTCAATCGGTGCGCAAGCAGGTCTGTCAGATGACGGTAGCGAAGCTGCGCGTCTAGGTACCACTTGCCATCAGTTGTCGGCAGAGTGCCTTGAGGCTGACCTTGATCCGCAGACTTATCTAGGGCGCAAGATGGTGTTCTGGAAAGACCCGTACGACGGGAAAACGGGTGAGGATTGGGAGAGCCCTATCATCATTGAAACTGTCGTCGCCGAGGTCACCGTCACCCAAGACATGATCGACGCTTGCTCGACTTACATTAACTTCGTGCAGGAACAGGTCAAGCTGTCAGGTGCTGAGTTGCACGTCGAGCAGCGTGTGCCTATCGGCCACATCACCGGTGAATACGATGGTGACAAACCTGCTGGCGGTACTTCTGACGTGGTGATGGTGGCGGGTGACATGCTCACCACCGTTGACGCAAAGTTCGGTCGCGCCAAGGTCTTGGCCTATGACGTGATCAAGCCTGCTGGCGTTGACATCATCAGCGGTGAGGTGACGGCAGCACAGTTGCGCATCAACCTGCAGTTGGCGTTTTACCTCTTGGGTTCGCTTGAGAAGTATTGCCATCGTGACGCAGGTACTGGAAAGTATTATGCCAACGGCAGCGGCGACCACATCACCAAGGTTAAGGCCATCATTGTGCAGCCATACCTGAGCCACACCAGCGAGTATTCGTGCGAACTGGACGAGCTTTTGGATGTTGCCAACTGGCTGCGTGAACGTGCTAATGCAACCCGCACCGCCCCCGTGTTCGCACCGTCGCAAGACAACTGCCACTTCTGCAAAGCCCGCATGACCTGCGAGTCGCGCACCAGCGTCGTGTTATCAACCGCGCTCGTTGGGTTTGATGACATCGACGAGGCACAACCTCGCTCGGTGCCAGTCAACGCACTTGGCTCTGTTTACGACGCGCTCGGCATGATTCGTCAATGGTGCAACGACATCGAGACGCGAGTTTACGACGAGTTGACCGCTGGCAACAAGGTCATGCGCAACGATGGCCTGCAATACAAGCTGGTCGTCGGCAAGAAGGGCAACCGCACGTTTGATGACCCTGAAGCTGTGGCAACACTGCTCAAGTCCATGCGCGTCAAAGACGAACTCATGTACAAGCGCACGTTGATCACCGCGACACAAGCTGAAGACTTGTCGAAGCCAACCAAAAAGGGCAAAACCATCATCGCACCTGCGGTGCTTGGTGAAACCCAGTGGGCACGTATTGCTGCCCACATCACACAAAGCCCCGGTTCCCCAACCGTGGCTCTCGAAACTGACCCGAGGCCAGCTATTGAGAAATCAACAGTTGACTTTGATGACGTACCCCAAGTTCCGGCAGATTGCCGAGACTTGTTCTAAACCATGTAAATTTAAAGAGAGAAAACCATGACTACTGTTTTATTGAAAAATGTGCGCCTTAGCTTCCCTGACCTGTTCAAGCCAGGTAAACCAATGAACGAGGGTGATACACCCAAGTACGGCGGTCAATTCGTCATCACCAAGGGTAGCGAAGCCGAAGCTGCTGTGAAAGCAGCAATGATGCAGACGGCTCAAGAGACATTCGGTGCCAACTGGCAAGCGATTGTCGGTGCAATGGAAAAGAGCAAAAAGTGTTTGCGCAACGGCAATGACAACTTGGACAAAGAGGGCAATATCCGTGACGGCTACAAAGACGGCATGTACGTCGTAGCACGCAACAAGGCGAAACCTGCGCTTGTGGATGCGAAAAAGAACGCTGACGGCTCGTTCAAATATCTGACCGAGGTGGACGGTAAGCCTTACGGCGGCTGTTTCGTCAACGTCAAGATTGATGTCAAGGCGATGAAGGCGAAGGAAAAAATCCCTAACCAGATTTACGCCTCGTTGTTGGCCGTGCAGTTCCTGCGTGACGGTGAAGCGTTCGGTGCAGCCCCAGGCACACCCGAGGGCTTCGACGACGAAGGCGGTGCTGAGACTGAAGGCGCAGCCGACGAAATGTTCGGTTAACCCGCTTCGCAGCGGCCTTACTTCGGCTCTCGGGCAGAGGTCTTTTTACTAAAAACCGGAGTTAAACATGACTTTTGAATTTGAACTAGGTCAATTTGTTGACATCAACGCAAGCGGTGAGCGAGGGCAGGTCATTGGACGTGCTGAATATTCACATTGTGAAAACAGCTACTTCCTTCGTTATAAAACTATGACTGGCACTGCACAAGAGGCGTGGTGGTCAGAGTCAGCATTGGTGACTGCTGGCACCTGATTGAGTTTATCAACCCTTCGGCTCTCGGGCCGAGGTCTTTTTGGTGGGGGCATTGGAACTCCCTGCGGTCCCGATAGGTGCGCTAGGTTGTCAGTCCCCTCTTTAGGGGCATCACGCGAACCAACACCATGCTGCACAGCAACCAATGCCTCCACCAAAAATGACAACTGACTCCATCCAAACATGACAAAACTGACAGCAGTTCTCGATATTGAATGTTATCGCAACTATTTCTTGGTCAAACTCAAGCGTATTGATAGCGGTGCGATCCGTGAGTATGAGATTTACGACGACCACATCTGTGACTTTTCTGAGCTGAAGCGCATCCTGTTGGCCTATCGGATTATCACGTTCAACGGTGCGAACTACGACATGCCGATGTTGGCATACGCGCTGCAATTGATAAAAAATTGCCCTGCGTTTATAACCCCGCTTGAGGTGTGTGAAAAGCTAAAAGAGGCCAGTGACGCGATCATCGTCGGCAACTTGCGAAGCTGGCAATTTGAGCGGCAGTTTGAGTGCAAAGTTTCCCAAAACATCGACCACGTTGACCTGTGCGAAGTCGCACCTGGTGTGATGGTGTCGCTCAAGCAGTATGGCGGTCGCATGCACTCTCGCAAACTGCAAGACCTGCCAATTGACCCTTCGGCAAACATCCTGCCCGAGCAGCGACCACTGATGCGCGACTACTGCGGCAACGACCTTGACACCACTATCGACTTGTACAAACGACTGACGGCTGAAGGTGATGATGTAATCGCAATCCGCGAAGTCATCGGTGCCGAGGCCAAGTTGGAGCTGCGTTCAAAGTCTGATGCACAGCTCGCTGAGGCGGTCATCAAGTCTCGCATCGAGAAGTTGATCGGCAGCAAGATTTACAAGCCTGTCATCCCCGCTGGCACACGCTACAAATACTCAGCCCCCAAGTTCATCAAGTTTCAAACAGAGGTGCTACAGACGTTGTTGACTGACATTTTGGCAGCAGACTTCATTGTCAAAGCAGACGGCAAGATGGCCGAGCCTGCAGCACTTAGCGGTCGGCAAATTGTGATCGGCGGCAGCACTTATGCGATGGGTATTGGTGGGCTCCACTCGTGCGAGAAGTCCGTTACCCACTGTGCCGACGAGCACACCCTGCTCGTTGACCGCGACGTAGTGAGTTTCTACCCCAAGTTAATCGAGCAGTGCGGACTGTCACCTAAGAACATGGGGCAGCACTTCCAAACAATTTACACCGAGTTCATCAAGCGTCGCATTGCCGCCAAGAAAGCTGGCCACAAGACCACTGCACAAACGCTCAAGATTTTCTTGAACGGTACGTTCGGCAAACTCGGCAGCGCATTTTCTGTGCTGTACGCACCTGACTTGCTGATGCAGGTTACGTTGACCGGCCAGCTCGTGCTGCTGATGATGATCGAAACTATCGAACTGGCAGGCATTCCTGTGGTCAGCGCCAACACGGACGGTATCGTCATCAAGTGTCCGCGCGCCCGTGAACAAGTGCTGCTAGACATTGTGACTGCATGGGAAAAGGCCACGGGCTTTGAGACTGAGGAAACCCGCTACCGTGCGCTGTGCTCACGCGACATCAACAACTACATTGCCCTTAAAGAAAAGGGTGGCCACAAGGCCAAGGGCACGTTCACCGAACCCGGGTTGCAAAAGAACCCACAAGGTGAGATCGCCAACATCGCCGCCATCAAGTTTTTGGAGCACGGCACACCCGTGGCCGAGACGATATTCGGCTGCAAAGACGTGCGCAAATTTATCACTGTGCGCAATGTGACAGGCGGTGGCACCTACGATGGCAAGTATCTCGGCAAAGTGGTGAGGTGGGTCTACGGCAGGGGTGAGACACGCCACATCGCCCGTGCCAAGGCAAGCAAGACTGGCAACTACGACAAGGTGGCGGGTAGCACCGGTGCCATGCCGCTCATGGAACTGCCCGACCATGTGCCAGTTGACATCGACTACGAGCACTACATCACCGAGGCGAACGACATTCTGCGCGAAGTTGGGGCAATTCGATGAGGACGTTTGACACACCACGCTCACAACGCAACCCTACTGCCCGCAGGATTATGAAAAACCTGCCAAACACCAGTAAGAAGTTGTCCGAGATATTGAAAGTGGGGCAAGGTAGTGTCAACGACGCTCTACGCATATTGCGTGCAGAAAAACTCATCCACATCGGGGGGTGGGAGTCGTCACTTGGCACCAGCGGTAGATTAAAGCGTGTCTATCACGAGGGTAAACGGCGCGATGTTAAAGAGCCCACCGACAGTGAGCGTCGCAAAACAGTGCAAGGCACGTACTACGCCCGCAACAAAGAAGCCCTATCCAAGAAACTACGTGATTGGCGTGACACCGCAACTGGACACACCCTGCATTTGCAGCGCTGCGCAGAGTACCGTGCAGCCAACCGCGAACTGATAAATGCGCGTGCCCGACAGCGCCGTGCCGACAAAAAGGCTGCGGCTGTGCCTAAAACAAACTGGGTCAATAATTCTATTGCGCAATTGCATAAAATAAGATAAGATTGCGCAATGAAATACACAGATTTAATGATTGACACTGAGACTATGGGCTTGCCGCCTGACGGCGCATTACTCTCAATTGGTGCCGTTTTCTTTGACCTGCAAACTGAGCAGTTCAGCCCCCCGTTTAGCAGAACCATCAATTTAGCAACTGCGGTGCGCGATGGTGGCACGCTGACCCCTTCAACGATCATGTGGTGGCTTGGACAAAGCCAAGAGGCACGCGATGCTGTTCGCTTCAGTGGTGGCGATATTCGTGTCGTCTTGGCTGAGTTTGCCGACTACATCGCTGAGCACTCGCGTGTGCAAGATGTTCGACCGTGGGGTAACTCCAGCAGCTTCGACATGACGCTCATTAACTCAGCATGTATCCGCTCGGGTATCCCGACACCGTGGCACTTCACCAACGAGCGGTGCTTTCGCACGGTGCGCAATATGTACCCCAAAGTGGAGTACACCGTTGATAAAAAAGGCACGTCTGCACATACTGCCCTTGCTGATGCGGTGTTCCAAGTGGAGCATCTTTTCAAAATTAAGGCTCGCCATGCAAAGTGATGAAGTTTGGCTACCTGTAGCGAGTTATGAGTCTGTCTACGAAGTCAGCAATATGGGGCGAGTACGAAACGCAAAAGGTAAGTTGCTATCTCAGCAATTGGTGAATAGTGGATATATGGTTGTCCACCTGTACAACAGCGGCAAACACACACGACGAATCGCAAGCGTCCATAGACTTGTAGCAAAAGCATTCGTCGCCAACCCTGCCAATAAACCTGAGGTCAACCACGATGACGGCATAAAAACGAACAATATTAGTTCAAATCTTGTTTGGTCAACACGACAAGAGAATGTTACACACAGTATTGCAAATGGGCTGATCCCACCGGATGTAAAGATGCAAGCTGTTATCGGCGTGTGTAAATTGAGTAAAAAATCAATCGTATTTAAAAGCATGACTGATGCCGAAATAAATTTATCAGGCAAGAAAACATCAGCCATAGGGCACAGCATGCGCAGAGAAAATGGCAGTGCTTACGGGTACACATGGCAAGTTAACAATTAAATCTTTATAAAAATATGCGTGAATCCACCATTGAAAAATACCTGCACGACCGCGTGAAAGACCTCGGTGGCGACTACCGCCGCGTTTCTTGGATCGGTCGCAATGCTGCTGCCGATGACCTCATCCTGCTACCAAAGCGACACCTGCTCGTTGAGTGTAAACGACCAGGTAAGGTGGCAACGCCCGCACAAGCCCGTGAGCACGACAGGCTTCGCGCTGCTGGCTTTGAGGTGCATGTCGTTTCGACGACCGCTGAAATTGATTTGATTTTCCCCAACGTGCCGACAAAAGGCTTCTCACATATTACCAACCAAAATGAAAGCGAATATGACTGAAATTACATCTGAACAAACCGTCTCTGACGCTCAGGCCACGCAAACAAAATATTTTGCCGAGCGACTACAAGCCATCTGCCACGGTGCAGCAAAGAAAGCTGGTTGGTGGGTGGCCAAAGACGGCTCACCGGTTATCGCCAACCCCTATGCCTTCAGCAACAAGCTGATGCTGGTCGTGTCTGAGTGCGCCGAGGCGATGGAGGGTGACCGCAAGGGGCTAAAAGACGACAAGTTGCCACACCGTGACATGCGCGAAGTTGAACTGGCCGACGCTGTGATCCGTATTTTCGACATGGCAGGTGCCTACGGTATGGACTTGGGTGGTGCCATCGCTGAAAAGATGACATTCAATTCCATTCGCCCTGACCACAAACCTGAAGCGCGTGCTGCTGAAGGTGGAAAGACATACTGATTGCAAACCCCCTTCGACTTTCTACGTGGATATGGAGGATGGGGCGAAAGTGCGCCAAACGCGGGCGGCAAATGCGTGACGGCAACCAGAGGTTGCACCGTTTAACAAACTGAGGATAGACATGATTGATACGTTTTTAAACTTCAAATTTGACAGCCTACTTGCACTTGTCTTGTACTGGGTGCCGCTCATTTTTTGTGCGGTTTATTACACTGTTTGCATAGGTAAAGATTACCTGTTTGACAAGCGAAACCGCGAATTGCATAAAAATGCGTATTTCCCGACGCTGACAATCGGTGTGATCGTGAGCAGGGTCTTGGCATCAATTGTGCCACTTGTCAACTTGATAGCTGCCGTCTTCGACATCTCGCCCGTGGTTTTCAAAAAGTTTTACCACTTGCTAGGTGACATTTTTGATCAGCCAATTGTGCCGCGTATAACCAAATAAATTTGCTACATTTTTAATAGCTGCTTAGGCAATAAATACGCCGGCTAGACCTAGTTTTTACTGCCTAAAATGTCCCAATTTACCCCCCGCCCGTACCAACATTTAATCACCAACTTCGCCCTTGACCACCCGCGCTGCAACATTTTTGCTGGCATGGGCATGGGCAAGACCTCATCCAGTGTGGCAGTGTTCGACACGCTGCGCATGTTCGGTGAGAGCAAACGGGCACTGGTCATCGCCCCCAAGCGCGTGGCGCTAAACTCATGGCCGGACGAGATCGTCAAATGGCAAGCCTCGTTCGGACACCTAAGTATGGCCGCTGCCATCGGCACACCCGACCAGCGCCTTGCTGCCCTGCGCAGTAGCCCTGACATCTTGACGATAAACTACGACAACTTAGCGTGGTTGATCGAGCAGTACGGTGACGACTGGCCTTTCGACATGGTTTTCGCAGACGAGTCCACACGCCTCAAGGGTCTGCGCGTCAGTGTACAGACCAGCAAACTGGGCAAATCGTTCCTGCAAGGGCAAGGTGCCGCGCGCGCCAAGGCCATTGCCCGAGTCGCCCACACTAAGGTGCGCCGATGGGTGAACCTCACCGGTAGCCCTGCGCCCAACGGCATTGTTGACTGTTGGGGCCAGCAGTGGTTCATTGATCGGGGCTTTGCCCTCGGCAACAGCTTTACAGCTTTCACCAAGCGGTTTTTCCGCGCCGTACCTGGTGGCAATGGCTACTCGCAGATCGAGCCCCTTGAGTATTCGCAAAAAATTGTCGAAGACCTCATGCGCCCGACCAGTATCACCGTTGACGCAAAAGACTGGTTCGACCTTGAGAAAGTGATCGAGAGAACAGTCTTCGTTGACCTGCCGCCTGCCGCACGCAACCAGTACCGTGAAATGCAAAAAGAGCTGTTTACGTGGATTGAGCAGCACCCGCTTGAGGCGTTCAACGCTGGCACCAAGTCGCTGAAATGCCTGCAGATTGCCAGCGGTGCTGTCATCTACGACGACAAGGGTAGTTGGGCTAAGGTGCATGACGAGAAGTTGGACGCGCTCAAGAGCGTAGTCGAAGAAGCCAACGGTGAGTCGATACTTGTGACCTACCAGTTTAAATCTGACCTTGAGCGCATTCTCAAGGCTTTCCCCCGTGCGCGAACGCTTGACAGTACCAAGACGCAAAAAGACTTTGAGAGCGGCAAACTCCCTATGCTGGTCGTCCACCCGAAGTCGGCTGGCCACGGTCTGAACTTGCAGCAAAACTGCCGCATCCTGTGCGACTACAGCAGCGGGTTCAATCTTGAAGAAGACGAGCAGGTCATCGAGCGGATCGGTCCAACCAGACAAGCGCAAATAGGCAAGAAGCGCTCTGTTTTTCGCTACCGCATCGTCGCCCGTGACACTGTTGAGCACCATGTTGTGCTCCCGCGCCTCAAGTCAAAAGCCTCTGTGCAAGACGCATTTAAAGAGGCCATGAAAAAACGCTAAATAAATGTTGACAGTTATTATGCAATTGCATTAAACTTGCGCAATTGCATAATTTCAACACAACCGGAGCGTAAAGATGACAGATCAAGTAACGAGATTCAAGGTCGGGCAGAAGTGGCGAACACGCGGGGGGCTCATTGACACGATCACCAGTGCCGATGGTGTCGGTGACTATCCTATCCAAGTTAGTAGTGGGTATGTATATACCTGCGCAGGGCGGTTCGACTCGTCAAAGAATACCAATGAAATGGACCTGGTTCATCTCGTAAGCGAAGCTCCTGATGACACAAATATCGTGCCTGAACAATCAGTGGTCGATGCGTTCATGGCCAACGCGCAATCCACAACTCAGATCGAAATGTTTGAGAAACCTGTTGTTGCCACCAGCAATATGAATGTCGCTGGCTACGAAACCTTAGCTGATGTTTTACAGCGCGCTTACAACCAAGCAGCAGTCGGCAAGGGTGTAGAACGCCACTCAGCAGCGGGCGAACCCTTCCACGAGCAGGTCATGCAGATTGGTGCTGCCAAGTTCGGACACGGTGCGCTGTTGTTCCAAGCCTTCAAAAAGTCTGAGGAAAGCCAGCGTCTACCGCATGACCGCGCCATCAACGAGTTGTTGGGTGCCATCAACTACTTGGCAGGGGCCGTGATCGCCTTGGAAATCAAAAAGGACACCGCGTGATGACTACAAAAAATACCCCGTGCCCTGAGTACCAAAAACTCCAAGGTGCACGCGCAGCGTCTGCCGAGCGCGTGCGCAAATCCACAGAGCGTCTTGAGGAAACACGCGATGCGCGCGACCCGTACATGGTCGATGCCATCGTCGGTGCGATCCTCGGGCTTGTCGCCTTCGGGTTGCTGATTGACAAATTCAACGGGTGGTTGTCATGGGTGCAGTAGCTGATGGTGAAACCCTGAGAATGGTTAAAAGAGATGCCGAAAAACGGTGGAGATTGGCTAACCCTGAGAAAGTCAGAGATTACCAAAGACAGTGGAGGGCAGCTAACCCTGAGAAAGACAGAGCCAATAAAGCTAAGTGGCGACTCTCCAACCCTGAGAAAGTTGCTGCAATCGCATTGAAATACCAACAGTCAATGCGATTGAAATTAAAAATAGCTAAGGCTGACAAAGCTGTTGCTACCGCTTTGAAACTGAAAAGAATCAAGGACGATAAGGCTGAAGCAAAAGTCGAGAAAGCTGAGGCCGCCAAGTTGGCTTCAAAAATTAAGTATGTAGCCAAACTAGCAGCTTTACGCGAGGCAACTCGCCTGAAGCGGGAAATAAGAATGACCAACACGGTTACAAGCTACGTGATGATGCCCTATCGCCACTAGCACCTTGCTTGTTCCGAAATCAAAAAATAGTCAGAAAAATTATGAACATCAAAGTCAACCGATCAAACGTGGCTGTCGATCAGAACTACTTTTGGCAACCCGTGTCCACCTGCCTGAAAGGTGTCAAAGTACAGTTGCTTGGACAGGGCGGTTTACCGATGTACGGTAACTGGGACGGAAAAGACAAGATCTACACCGATTGGGCACCGTTACCAAAGAAGCGTGAGGACACATGAGCGAAGTTATAAACGTCCTGCCGGCGCAGAATGTCACGATCAAGCTGGCATCGGTATGTACAGGCTGGTCTGAGAAAGCGATCAGGCGTAAGATTGAGGACGGCATCTGGTTGGAGGGGCGAGAATATTTCCGCACCCCTGACAAATGCATAATGGTCAATCTGAAAGGGGTCACAAAATGGGTAGAAAAGGCACCGGCGTAGAGGTACGCGACAAGTCAATACGACTCACCTTCACATTTGACGGTGAGCCCAAGCGCGAAACGCTGAAACTCAACGGTGTGGTAATGCCACCAACGGCAGCAAATGTACGATATGCCAACAAATTGGCCGTTGAAATTCGCGACAAAATCGCCCACGACACTTTCAGCATGGCTGAGTATTTCCCTGCCAGCGGTTCGGGCGGCGGGCTGACGGTCAGTGCGCAGTTGGACACTTGGCTTGCTGCGCAGCGCATTGAGTACAGCACGCGCAAAGGATATGAGACTTGCATGCGCTTTTGGAAAGCCACCATCGGTGACAAACTGGTCAGAACTTTGAAGCCAAGTCACGCTATGACTGTGATTGCCAACCGCCTTGATCTATCGGGCAAAACCATCAACAACTACACCAGCGTGCTACGTGAAGCGATGCAACTGGCCGTGCTGGACAAAATCTTGGTCGAGAACCCGATAGGCAAAATTCAAAGTGCCACCTACCAGAAGCCTGAGCCGGACCCGTTCACCGCTGAGGAAACCGAGCGGATCATCAGCTACATGGAAACCAAGCACCCAGGTCATGTTGCCAACATGGTTAAGTTCTGGCTGTGGACAGGGTTGCGCTCTGGTGAATTATTAGGTTTGCACTGGGCGAACGTGGACATTGCCAGTGGCACGATTCTGGTCACAGAATCACGGGTGCTCGGCATCCAGAAGAAAAGCACCAAGACCAACAAAGCCCGCACCGTCAAGCTGAACAGCCGCGCCATGGCCGCACTGCAAGCCCAGCGCGCACTGACGCAAATCCAAGGCGATGAGGTGTTCAAGCACCCGCGCTACGGCACGGGATGGGTGAACGTGCGGGGTTTCGTCCTGACCTACTGGCAACCTGCGCTGAAAGTGTTGGGCATCCGCTATCGCCGCCCCTACGACATGCGCCACACCTACGCCACGGCGATGTTGATGGCAGATATGAACTCATCCATGGCAGCAAAGCAAATGGGGCACAGCGTCGAGATTTTCCTGAGAACCTATGCCAAGTGGCTAGAGGGATCGCAGACTGACCATGAAATGAACAAGTTAGAAGCGGCGTTCGGTGTGCCGCAGAAATTGAAAGGTGTGAAATGACTAAATTTATCGTACAACGACTTGACCCGAAAACAGGTGGGTTAATCACTGAGTTTGACAAACAGGCTATGGAGTTTGCACAAGCAGCAGATTCGTTTAAACATGCTGCTGAAACCTTCCGTGAGCATGTGTGCAATATCAATATTGCATCAAAGACGCTGGTATCAGCACTGGCAATTCTTCCCCACAACTTCCCCGAGCAAAAATAAAAACCTCGTAAGTCATTGACCTACGAGGCTAATTTATGGAGCGGGTAAAGGGAATCGAACCCATCTATTAGGGGAAAGTAGGGGAACATAGGGGCATAGTTTACCTCTGTAGGGGGTCAGTTCGTTCCCCCTGATTCCCCTAATTCTTCCCCCGATTCTTCCCTGAACTTAATTCGGCGGTACTGCCCACGGAGCTACAGGTGTAATGCTAATAAGTGCGTTGTTGGCCACATCTTTATCAGCCGCACCTTTTGTACTGTTGACGATGTTCCCAACGAGGCCGAACCAACCGCCAGCCAAGCTAGTTGCTGCCGGAACAATAATCTTAGCCATTTCCACATTGCCGTTTAATGGTGCTTTGTACTCAGGTACTTTTCCACTGGTATCGGCGGGGTTGTAAACAGTCATTGACTGCACGCCCTTCAACTCAATGGTTTGACCAGGCAAACCAACCATTTGAAAAATGGGTACAGGCTTAGCTTTTTGAGTTGCTTCAATCTGTTTGTCGTACATCTTCTCGCTGTGATCCATTTCAGCCTGTGAGGATGCGCAGCCAGTGATGAACAAAGATACAACAACAGCAGTGGAGATGAGTATGGTGCGTTTCATGGTGAAGTCCTTTATTGTGGGGGGAGCGGAGGTAACGGTGGAACAGGGTCAGTGATTTGACGACTCAAGTGGTCGTTTGAACTTTTCAAGGTGTGAGCAGCATTTGCAGCTCCAACAACTTCGCGTCCCAAGTCTCGATATTCGTCTCGACACGCTTGATATAAACTTGAGGCTCCAATGGCATATTGACGGAGACTGTAGGTAGAGGCGCGGTCGATGGCGGGTTTAAGTTGAGCGGTGCGCTCCCGCAGCCTTGCATCAGCAGCAGCAGCGCGAGTATTGGCAGCAGCAGCCAATTGGTTAGTTTTGTTGTATTCATCTTGCAATCCTCTTGTAACTTGGGTTAGTCGTTCGACTTCATCTTTAGCGCGCTTGAGTTCAGCGTTTTCTCGGTTTTTCACACTGATCTCAATGTCCGATTTACCATGATCCTTGCCTGTCATATACACATAGCCGTAGCTAAACAAGACCGCCGACACAATCGCACCATAGAAGGCTAACTTGATCCAACCAATAGCAAGCACAGTTGTTTTTTTAGCTGCGTACCACGCGAGTACAGGGGCAAGAAATACAGGCATAAAGGCTCCCTAGAATGTGTGTTTAGATAGCATGGCGGTCAACCAGATGACCGACAAACCAATGCCGAAAAATGAAGCTGAAACTGCAAAAAGGGCAATGATGATGGACATGATTCGCCTTTAAAAACAGCATGTAGAGCCTTAAAAACCACTGCTGGCTAGGTAGATGAACCGCCCGAGCAGCTTGCCGCAAGTGCCACGACAGCGACAACCAGCAGCAGCGCGAGCATCTTGTCCCAATGCGTTTGCCAAAACTCGGGCTTAATGAAGCCCAACGAGCCTTTTTCACCCTTGATCGAGAACTCAACTCGGTTGGTAAAATTTTTAGGACGTGAATACAAAACCCAACCTATTGCCACTACTATCAACAGTAGCAGCGCTCCCCAACCAATCGACTTTAATATTTCCATGATAAAGACCCTTTCAGGGTGTAATTGGCGAAGTTGCCGGAACTCTTAGAATGACGATTTCTTTCCCCACCAGGGTACCCCGTGGGCGTGACGTACCTGTAAAAAGCATCGCACCTACATGTGCAAATAGCGCACTGATAATGCATGCAACGACAATTACAGTAATCATGAATAAAAGGTCTTTCACGCCAAGCCCTTCATGCACAAGCCTGATTCAGCTAGTCGGCGGTTGAATAAACCTTGAATGAATCTTTGATTCCCCTTAGCATCAATCGTGTAGCTCCACACCGGTGCGCCGTTCGGCCCACGGCTGATGGCTTTACAACCCTCTTTGGTTTTGCCTTGGTTGATAAGCCTAAGCGCGCGAGACGCGCATACCCCACCAACACCCACGTTGTGTGCCATGCTGGTGAGTGCATCAAAGGTTTCTTGGCTGACAGGGCGCTTGATGCAGCTTGCCAACTTGGTTTGGGTCTTGGCCACTACCAGTGTTTCAATTTCTTCACATTTGAGGTCAGGCCAATAATCACCTACTACTATCGGTAAATCGGTCACATGCTTGGTGATGCCTGCACAAACAGTCGGTAGCCCTGCAGCCAGTTTGTCCGGGTAAACTGTGTTTGGGCGGTCTTCCCATAAGCCCAAAAACGCGATCAACGGTGCGCTTGCAATAAGCAGCACAACCCCTGCGACTTTGATGGTTTGCTGGTTCATCGTGTTGTCAGTCTCGCCATGGTCGCCGCGTGCTCTGCGTCGCGCCGGGCATCCTCTTTGACTTTGAGAGCATGCTCTTTGTTTTTGAAGTGGTACGTGACTATCAAACCCAAAAGTCCGAACAGCACCGTGAAACATAATCCGAGAATGGCTATGCCATATTCCCCAAAGAAGCTGGCACTTGTTGCCACTACTGCACCGCCTACGGTTCCCAGTTTTGAGGCGTTGATCGTTGCGATAGTCGCAGCACCTGCTGCTGCCGGCTCAGTCAAATATTCACTCATGGTAACTATCTTTCACTATGAATTTTATAGCAATGTTGGTAATAAAAACGCCGGCTATACAAAACGAATGAAAAATTCACACTCAGTTCCAGCGCAGCGAAACACGATTCACGTCGGTAGTATGCTGCGCCCTGCACAAAACGTGCTGCGGTAATTTTGCTAAAGTTGCAGCAGGTGATTAAATCTGCTAGGTCAAACTTCTACTGTCACAGGTGTCAACTGCGGTGCTGTGCCTTCAATCACGCCGTCACGGATAAATACCTGCTCAGACACGGCGAAACCCTCACCTCGAACCCGTACCTGAGCACCGCCAGGGTATGCCACTGTACAAGTGCCGTCAGCATGATCTGCGGCAACAGTCGCTATGGTTAGCGGGGTTTGTGGCAGTAGCTCAAGCAGTTGCCGAAATACGTTTGTCATAGGTGTCGCTCCAAGGTTGCAGATTGTCGAACGCGGGATATAGGCTCGTTACCACCTTTGCTGGTGCAAGAAACCTCAATACTGCGAACTCGCCCGCGCCACGGTGAAGACTCGTTGACTTGCACCAACTTGCCGACATCAATGACACCTGGCTGGCCAGAGCCCGTCAACACTGGCAACTCAAGTACCGCATGCTCTTTGGCACCCGCTGTGCCCAAAATACTCAAGCCCCGCTGTGTGGCAGCGTCAACGTGAGTTATCAGCGCATCAGCTTGCATAGATGCGAGTTTTGCACCCGCAGTGCCTGCACGCTTGACCAGTGCGACAACACCTTGATTTGTGCCGGTAATGTAAACCCCATCTACGTCCGGCCCGTCTTTGTCCTCTTTGGAACTTGTGATAACTGCGTCACTTGCCAGCTCAATGTCAACGGCAGATGTGCCCCAATTCCACGGGCCACCGGGCACGCCGCCAGGTAAAAGTGGGTACGGGTGTCGAACTTGCAATGTTGGCAATGATCGGTGACTTTGCAAATAGCCACCTGCAGCTTCTGCCACACGTTGCACTGCGCTGAGGCGCGAACCTGTATGACTCCAGGCACCGGTTGGCACGAGCCAATCTGTGATTCCCCAGTCGAGCCCTACGCCCGACAAATCAAGCGCATCAGCAGCGAGCTGTTGGGCAGTCATACTTGTGCTATTGGTGTAGCTACTGTCGCGCACCCACGGGGCACCCGTCAGCGCAGTGACGCTGCGACCCGTGATCGAAACGCCGTGCTTACCAAAGCTGTGAGTTCTACGTCGAGTTTCGACAAGGAAAACCCACTCAAGACCGTCGATGACAAGCTTGAGTTGCACAGGCAATGCACTTGTGCGCGCGAGTTGCGTGAACAGGCTTTCCGGCCCATTGGCACTGAAGCTCCAAGCGAAACTGCCGACATCTGCACTTAATGTCGCGTTGTAGATCGGGACATTTGCCATGCTCGGCAGTAATTGCGCATACACGTTATGGACTGTCATATAAACCCTTGCTGGCAAAATTACAAATTCAGCACCACTGTTGCCACCCGTGCAACGCGACACCCCAAACCCGATAGCGATATTGCTAAGCCAGCCGTTCGACGGATACACCTCACAAAACACCAACGGCACTTGCACCACTGGCACAAGCACTACAGGCGCAGCGCCCCGCACATCAAACACACCGCCGCCAAACGACGTTAGCGTTTGCGCTTGCTGCCATGGCGCGATGCAGTGCTGTACCGATTCAGTGCTTAAAAGCTGCCACGGCGTAACCATCACCACCGCCGCGTGCTTGGCCGGTTGCCACGGTGCATCTAAAAAACGATCTGTCGCCAGCAGCGTTTGCCACGGTACGGTTTTAATGTCGCTATGTGCCGCAGCCTGATGCCACGCTGCCACAACACCTAAGCCCGCCAAGTCACGCTGCACGCGCCACGGCACGATCAAGTCGTCACTGTGCGGCGAGGCTGTGTCGTAGGCAATGGCGACGTTTGCATTGGCCACTTCAAAATCCATGATCCAAGGTGCTGCAAAATGCACATGCTCAGTCGTCGCACTGCGCATAGGTACAACCTGCACCACAGGTAGCAAAGCCGCCTCTTGCCAAGGGGTTGCCAATATTTCAGCACGTGGCTTTGCAGGCATCCAAGAGCAGGCCACCAAAGTGCTTGCCCCCCTGTAGATGCCTGTCACTGGGTCAACACCGTTCGGGTCTTCGACCTCCACCCCATCCATGCCAAACACCAGCACCACCACAGGGTTCGGCCCTGCATGCGCCGTGGCTGGCTGACTAAAGACGATGTTTTGGATGGTCACAACAGGAACCCGACAAGCTACCCAGTAACCACACGGTCAACCACCACCGCGTTGTATTGCGCCGTGTCGTCAATGCTCAACACCAACCAAGACCCCGCTTTAATCTTTTCAAACGCATAGCTACCGCCCACACTACGGGTAGCAGCCGCCACATGCAGCGAGTCTTGCTCAAGCAGGTAAACAGGTCGCTCAGCCGCAGCGGTCAACACCTTGACCGTGCCCGTCACGCTAAACTCACCACTAAACCGTGACCAAGTGCCGATAGCGCGTTTAGCCAAAGCTGTCGTCATGTCCAAGCCTCTTCGTCTATGGCGATGGCTGTAGACACAGCATAGCCAGCACCCACATTCAGCGCCACCGTTTTAGCCCGACCACTAACGCCTGCTAAATTGGCATAGGTATCTAAAAACGAACCCGCGAGGGCGTGGGGTATCAATTTATAAACATTCGGCATCACGCCACGCATCACATTGTCAACTGCCTGATGCACTGTACCGTAAGGTATGAGGCGCAAACCATCTGCAATCACACTGGGCCAAGTTGCAGTACCTTGGCTACCTGTATCCAAATTAACAATTATCGCACCGGCAGCGCCGGCATGGTTTCGCGCCAACCACCTATTGCTCTGCAGCGATATATAAGTCGAATAAGTATCACCCACCTTGACTTGCTCAGCCAGATCGCCAAAAAATAACGGCACCAATGAATAATTGGCCGCCACCGCATCTGCCATGGCAAAAATCATCCATTTGTCAGTTGCAATAACAAACCATGGTGAATTAGACGCGGCTGCGTACTCAATGTTGCCAATAGCAAACGCCGTAGAATCCTGCGCAGTCGTCGGAAACAACCCCGTCCCCGTACTAATAGCCGTCATTGCCTCATACCCACGCGCCACAAGGTTGGCATTCACCGCATGCACACATCGCAAATACCGGCGGTTGCCAGCAGGCGGGCGAAATACTGCCGTTGTGGTGTTGCTATAGGGCTTTGACCAACCCGCAGAAGCCTGCTTGATGGTGATACCCGCACCACTGGAGCCAACCACACCGTCTGCCAAACCTGCAATAGCAATCGTCACTTGGTTGCTGGTATTGGCAATTACCCGATGCTGACCGTTAACAATGGCGGTAGACGACACCGCCACTTGGACAGTTTGCAGCGCCTCAAAGCCGGGGTCTGTTGCAAAATTCAGCGTCAAAATACCGCCGCTGGCTGACGCGCTGGTGGCTGTTTTGGTGTTGAAGCCATTGACCAAGCACGCTTCTAAAATGGCGTTGATGTTGCCGTTGGAATTGGCATACTGCGGCGCTCCCGCCATGCCGCTGTGAATGTAGATAGGTTTCATGTATTAATTCTTAAGCGTCAAAATCTAAGCGTCAATAGCGCCACGTACTTCAATCAAAATCTGATCATTTCCCTGCGCACCCGGTTGCGATTGCTCTACTGTGCGAGCGCACCATGCGGGCAACACTGCGCCGCGTGTATTAAAACGCAACACATTGCCTGCCGACCAGCCGCCACCAAAACCTGCAGGCTGCATGGTGAACATGGCAACGCCGGTTACAGGGTTCACAGGTGACAACACAGTAGCCGTGCTGCCCGTGATCACCTCACCCCGCGTTTCACCCACCAACCTGAAGGTGGTGCTACTGGTAAAAATCAGCGCCCACAACTGAGTGATCGCACCATCATTGCTGACAGCTATCGGGTAAGTGGTCTGGTCATACTGTGCCAAAATTGGGCTACCAATGCGCGTGTCAGACCACTCGTCCGTCCAAGCCAACTGGCTAAACGATTGTGTCGCCCCCGCCTGCAGCGTGCCACCTAGCAAAACACTGCTGACATAGCTTTCATCTGCAGGGTAGTTGTGCGCTAAAGGGCGCAGCAGTTGCACCGTGCCGTCAATCAACACATCAGCGCACAGCGCCTCGGTTTCAATGCGGCTTTGCACGGTAACGGGCTGTGAATAGCCTGTGACGTTGCTGAACGACACCGTGCCAGCGTCCAAGTTTTTAGTAAAGCCGTTGACTATCTCAAGGCCATCTGCACCATACACTTTGAGCCAGCTCAACAGCAAGCGACCTGTGTTGATCGTGGTGCTATTGGTCACCGTTTGCGGCGCTTCGTCTTTGGTGTGGTGTACCACCACCACGCGGCTGCGTTTGAAAATAGCCACTCGACCATCTTGCGGCAGGCGCACAGGGTCAACGCCCAACACTTCTTCGCTCAGCGGCAGGTAGGTGTAGGCCACGGCGGTGTAGCGCAGGGCGCTTACGGCAATGGCGTCAGGCTTCCAAATCTGCCCGCCAACCACAGCAGCGGCGTTGTACCACGGCTCGGCTTCATTACCCGCCGCTGTCACTATCGCACCAAAGTTCAGCCGAACAATGCCGGTTTGCCAGTCCACCAAACCGACCACGCCTGTGGCCATAATGCTGCCATCAGGTGCAGCGTTGATGGTTTGCACCCCACCTGTGGCGCGTGAGAATTGAATCGACAATGAGCTAGGCTTCAAAGGTGCAGCCGCCGTGCGAAACACAAACTCGCTGGACAACATTTCGCCCGCCACACTCACCGCACTATGTCGGGTAAAAGCGTTTGTCGAATTGCTTGGCCAAGTGGTCAACACGCCCGTGGCATTGGTGTATGACACCGTACCCCGCGCCAGCCATGCACCGCCAATGTACGTCCGCAGCACACCCAAGCCATTGTCCGCAATGTATTGCAGGTCTACACCCGCTCCCACGCTCAGCAACACACTGTTTGGCAGTAAAGCAGGCTTCACGTTGGGAATAATGTCCAAACTTGGCGCAAAGGTGACAACACTGTTTTGCGACGCGCCACCCGCAGCGCTGTTGTAGCGCAGAACCACGCGACCACTGGTGTCGTTGGGGTACAGGCTCGGGGCATCCACGTAGCTGATGCCTGAAAAAGCAATGCGCCATGTAGTCGCCGCAACTTGGTTGCCGACCTCATAATTGGGCACGGGTATGGCTACTGTCACATCGGGGTTGAATGTGACAATGCCGGTGGCGTAGGCGACTGTTCCAATGTTTACACCGTTCAGCACCACATTGCCAGCGCCATCGTCTCGCGCAATGTGAGTAGGGTCTACACCAGTAAAACTGACATTACCCGGCGACGCAGGCTGCATCAAGCCCATGGTGATCAACTGAAATCTAGTGTAAGTACCAAGCACAGCTTCACTGGTCAACGTGTCCCATTCAACTTCTAGTGAATTAGGTGTGATCGCGCCTAGCGTGGCCGTCACTGGCACTTGACCGCCGCCGTTACGGGCAGGGTGTGCAAAGGTGTCTACCTGTTTGGGCGCATCGCTGTAGGCAATGGTCAACTGCGCACCGATGGCAGGCATCATATTGGGGGCAAACACAATCTCGCGCCGAGCATAGCTGACTTTGCCGGTGGCAGAGCCTACCAACAAACCGCTTGCGTCTGTCGCTGTCAGATCGCCGCCACCCGCAGGGTTTGGCCAAGTGATAGTGATCGTGCCAGGTGTGAGCGCCAACGTACCCGCAATGGTGATAGTTTGCTGTGCTTTTAGCACCGCGTTAGGCCACTTGGTTTCTTGCGTAGCGCAACCCCAAGCAATCATCACATGCGAGCCAATATCGGGCAGCGCACCGAGCGACGCGCTTAAAAACCCGCCCTCATAGTTCACCTGCCCCGCACCCACTTCAGCGCTGCTGCCGCGCAAACCGCCACCCGAATCATCAGCCAGCACGTACCAGCGGCCACCCGCCATGTATGACACCGACACCGAGCCAGCCATAGGTGCAGGGTCTAAGAACACTGCATAATTTTGCGCACGGTTGTTCACCGTCACCTCAAGTCCACTGGCCTGTGGCGCACGTACAGCAGTGCCTGCAGGCTTGTAGCTACCGGCTGTTGTCGTCAAACTCACCCCTGTAAGCAGTGTGGCAATGCCCGCGTCGTAATCAATCACACCCACGTCCGCACCCGCAAGGCGCAGTTTGCCAGCAAGGTCTGTCACCACGCCTGCGCTGGTGGTCACAGAAAACGAGCTAGGGTAGCATGCACCTGGTAGTTGTAAATTGGTGGCATCTGTCCAAGTGGGCTGCGGCGTGAATGCAATCGCTGTGCCAGAGTTAATGCGCAAATTGGCAGGTGGCGTGGGGTCGCGGTTCAACAGTACCGTTTCCACTTGGCTGCTAGGTAGCAGTTGCTCAAAAATAGAAGTGGCCTTCACCGACAAATCACCCAGCACCCCAGCCACCGCCAACTTGGTCGTGCCGTAATACTGCGCAGCGTCAGCCACCACGGTTTCGCGTATTTTTGTTTTGCCAGTGTAGTCAATGCTTGCATCCAGTCGAACCGCCTCAAAACCATCAAAATCAGCCGACAGCGATGTCGAAATGCCGCACGTCACTTGGTTGCGGCCGAAGTCGCCACTCTCATACGTGAAAGAGCGTTCAACCACTGACACAGCGGTGATCTGTACAAACTGGCTCACCTCTGTCAACAAACCTTCGTTTTTGATCAAATACAACACATCACCGACCACGGGTGGCGTGGCCTCTACCCGCTGCAAAAAGATAACCGCCGTCATGCCGGCCAAGTGGTTGCCATACAGCAGCCCGGGGTAAGTGCCACCAGGGGCGAGGAAAGAAGACATTTTCTTGACCGCATCGACCCGCGTGTCGTCTGGGTATTGCGGCGAAAACAGCAGCGCATGCACCTTGGGGTCAGCGGGCGGCTCGGCGATCATCAGCCGGGCACCCATGTACTTATCCGTACCCGAAGCAACCACCGCCGCACCAAACTTGCGCAACTGCACATTGCCGGTAACTCGGCTCAGGGGGTCAACGTCGTCGAAAAGGTTGTTATCAACCCCGCTCTGTAGCACATTGCCCGTCAAGCGCCCACCACCGTCGGAGTTGTCGGTGTTTCGCTCGGCGGCTAGGATTTTGATGTCATTTGAGGTGATTGGCATAATTAGGTCGCATGAGGTGATCCTCGTTTATGAGGACATTCTTTACGCGACCTGAAATCAGCTACTGCGGTAGTATTTCGTTAAACCTCAATGAACCTGATGTTCACAATGTAATAGTCACCACTTACCGTCTCTCGGTAGAAGACCAGTGGGTAAGCTTCAAACGCCGTCTTCTCATGGTCAAAAACAACAGAGTGCGTCACACCTCGGTAAACCAGAGTGAGGGCGATGCCTGGCAAACTGGCCCAAGTTTTGATCTGGTCACATATCGCTTTTGTTAACCACGCTTGGTCTTCTGTGTTGTTTAGCGAGATCGGTCGGCCAGCTTGCTTCATTGCGGACTCGATCAGCAGGGCACCTGTCGTCGTGAACTCGCTAGATTGGACAATGGGGTGCCAATCGTATTCGTCCGACCAGATCATGTCGTCAGGCAGGGTGACAGTCACCGCGTTGTATGTCAAAGTTGTGCTCATGTGTGTTCCTCGTATTACCGTCCCGCAGACCGGGCACTTTGTTTGAATGCATTGACCAAGTTTGCCGCGCTTTGTGCGTCCGTGTTCACCGGATAGGTGTTATCGCCAACTTGGATGTTCACGACCCTTGCACCCCCGAGTGATGGCGCACTTGTTGGGTTAGTAGCGCCAGTCGGGTTGGTGCCAGTAGGTTTCGCCTGTTGCAACTCTTTAAGTTTTGTCGCATTTAGATAATCCTTGATTCGGTTTGCGACAGCCTTGAACTCCAACATTTGAAGGTTTGCCGCAGGCGTTGCGTATGACGGGTCAAGGCGCAACGCAGACTCGTGTGATCTCGCGTTGTCGTTGATGTCAAGCATTACTGCCTTCAATGTTGCAGGGTCAACACTTGACAAGTCGTTGCCCCGCTTTAGTAGGTCTAACACCCTAAACAATGCACTGTTGTCAAGCAATGGGCCACCTTGCAGCCCTGAGCTACCGTCTTTAGGTCTACCGTACTTGTCGTCCAAGAGCTTTCTCAACTTAATGTCACCATCGGTCGGCGCACCTCCACCTGAATCA